TACCTGCATATCCGCGCTGTAGCCTGTAAGGTCTACAGGAAGATTATTGATCTTCCAAATTGGTGCAAGGGTAAAGGTTGTGCCATTCGTTACGGCTATGTTGTATCTACCTGTATTCACTTATCCCCCTACGCCGTTGTGGTTATGTAAGGACCATAACCGCCGTTAACTAAAATATTATATTCAACTGGGCTAATGACATATTCATGTCCACCCAAGTAGCAGTAATCTGCATTCTGAGTCTCATCTACACCTGGTGTACGCTCTGAGAGAATTGCTGTTCCATAAACTAAAATTGTATTTGCACGAGCAATGCGATAGCGCCAAAACAAACGGGAAAAACCCGCTGGGCCTTCTTCAACCGTTGGCGGTTTGAATATGTATGTCATTGCTACCTTTCATGGCGTTGCCGCCTAGCCCCCACGTGCGAGGGCTAGGACAACAACTAACTCAAATTATGAGTTGTGGATTGAAGATGTTGATTCAATACGAACCAATGCAGCGTCACGGTAACGGCTCCAGCCGAGTACACCGTACCAACCGATTGGACGGAAACGCATCAACTTATCAACAATTGGTCCGAAGATAACGTGTGGCTCTTCGGCAACTGCTTCTGCAAGTGCTTGCTTACCAGCAACGAGTGTACGGAATACACGTACGCCACCTGTAGCGTTAACATATGAAGATGTACCAAAAGTACCTGAAGATGATCCAGCACCTGTTCCATCTGTAGCAGAGAACAAACGTGGAGACTCTACGAACATTGATCCTTCGTAGGTTCCGATTGTTCCTGGCCAGAATTCTGAAGCACCAGTCTCAGAGAACTTATGGTCATCACGCCATCCGCCAGAACCAGTTTCTGAGCGAAGGTCAAATGAAACTTCTGGGTGGATACCAGTCCAGTAGTATTCTCCTTGACGAGGAACAGCCTTGTTAGCGCGTAGCTTTGCTACTGCTGTACGGATGTCGCGTGACTTGATTACGTCAGTTCCAAGAATTGACTTGTTTGTTGTTCCGTTTGTGTATGTACCTGCATAGGTAGAAACAAGAGAACCGTTGACTTCTGCAATTGCATTTGGTCCACCAACAAGAGTGTTGAGAACTGTTGTGTCAAGTGAGTCAGCCATGTTGAAGGCGATGATGTCAGCGATTGCTGGATCAACGTCTGAGAGTGAGAATAACTCCAACTTACGTGTAGCAAGTGAAGCGTTACCGTATTCATTCAGTGAAACGGTGACAGGTGTAGTGTTGCCTAGGGCTACTGCATCTGGATCAACGTCTTCTGAAAGTGGTGAAGTAACTGCTGAAAGATCTGTGTAAATCTGGAAGACTACAGAAGATCCTGGCATTGCTTGTTGTACTGGACGCTTGTCCGCTACGTCGCGGATAAGAGGTACAGCACGGAGAGCGAATTCAACATAACGATCATAGGCTGTTTGTACTAGAGAAGTACCAAGGGAACCAGATGATGTATCTGTATATGCGTTGCTCATGTGTCACCTTCTTTCTTAAGGTTTGTGCGATGGATAGAAAATGTTCTATCTGCGTCGTTGAGTAGGCTGTCCCATAAGTTGATTCAACTCATCTATTGATTTTGCGCCTGAGATTTGTGACATTAAGTCAACATCACGAGACGGAGTTGTAGCATTTTGAGTAGCCGCATTGATCCTCTGATATGAGGCGCGGTTTGCTTGCTCTTCTTCGCTGATAGGAGCAGACTCTGCATCAGCCTTCTGAAAACCAAATACATCGGCATTTTCAGTAAGCCATGCGTCAATCTGCTCTGGCGTACTAACGTCGCCAGGTATAAACTTGGCTACCTTGTCAGGTACGCCTTTCGTTGCCAATACGTCTTTGACTGAGCGTGAGCGAAGATCAGATTGAATCTGTGCCAATTGCTCGGACAGTTCTTTCTTTTCCTTCTCAGCGCGCTTCAATGCCTTGCGAAGATTCGCAGGACCATTAGCATCTTGTACTTCTTCGGTGACATCAAAGTCATCGTCTTCATCATATTGGTTTGCCATGTGGCACTCCCTTTCGTGTTGATTGAGACGCAGGCCGCAAGCACTTCCAGGGGAAGAAGTGTTGGCTCCCACTACCAGTCTAAATACGCGTCATCTATGCTGGTGAGTAGTGACGGATTTTATTGTTATGAAACGCCTTGAGCGTTAGCTATTCCTAGGCTCTGTGCTTGAGTTGAAGCACCGGAAGATCCACTGAAGGTGGATACTTCTTGTGTCTGTAAACGCTTTAATGCTGCTGCGGCTTCAGCGGCACCTTGTGTGCCAAAGGTAGATGCTTCAAGTGTTTGACCAACTTGTTCTGGAGCCACGTAAGGGTTGTAACGAGCAGCCAATGTTTGTGTAGCTGGCAACTGCTGGGCAATTGTTCCAAAGCCTTGTGCGGCTTGTGCTTGTGTTACACCTTGTGCTGCCAATCCCATAGCACTCAATGGACTAGTTCCGCCATATTGAATGTTAGTTCCTTGACGTGCTGCTTCAGCACCAATTTGAGCGGCAGTAACTTGCTGTTGAATAACATTTGCAGCAATGTCTGGGCTAAGTAGGTGAAGGGCAAGTGCGCCTTGAGTTAATCCATATTGACTTTGCAATTGAGCAATGACTTGTGGATCTTCAGATTGTAGGGCAGCCATAGCAGCATTCACACGCATTTGTGTTTCTGCTGGAGATACATCCTTGCCAATCAATTGACCAAGCAAGGCATTGTCTGTTGCTGCGGCTGGTAGTCCAGCTTGTTGCATAACAGCTTTGTATGAATTTTCTGTAGCAATATATGATGCTGGATCCAACGGTGTTAGTCCAGCCTTCTCACGAAGTGTGTTACCAGAAAAACGTGTTTGCCAAGCATTAGCCAAAGCCACTACATTTGGGTCTGTTGATTTAGAAGCATTTGGATCTTGAGCCAATGCTGTAATAGTTTGAGCATCATAGTTACTTTGAGTAAGACCAAGAATTGCGTTACTGATTGCACCCGTTGGGTCAATACCATAGCCAGCAAGAGTTGATTGCATAAGTTGCAAAGCATTTTGATTGTTAATATTTTGTTGAGCCTGTTGCAATTGCGCTGCTGATGATTGTTGAGCATACTGTCCTTGAAGGGCAGTTAATTGCTGTTGCATAGCTGCTTGAGCTGCTTGGGCTGCTTGCGCATCTGCTGCTGATTGTGCTGCTGCGGCTTGTGCTGCTTGATTTTCTTTAGCAAGTGCTTGCGCTATATTAACTGAGTTGGTTTGAATTTGCGCATTAACGGCAGCAAGTTGTTGTTCTACTTGCCTATCTGTAGTAGCCATTATTGACCAACCACCAATCCAAAGTTACGAAGCATATTTGTGGCAGTATCCATTAGGCTGTTACGAGCATTGGTTGTATTTAGCCATTCAGGACGTTGCTTGACTTGTGTCATAAATTGATCCAAAGACATAGCTTGTGGGTTAGAAGGATCTGTGCCTCTCAAAGCACCGGCAACCATTGCGCCATAGCCAGTAGGTGCGCTAAGGTCAATGCTGCTTGGATCTACATTTTCTAGCAAACCGCTAAGAACATTCTTGTAAGGAGCAGCCAAAGAATCTACAGTAACTCCATCCATGATTTGTTTGGCAAATGGCTTGTAGATATTTGCTGCTTGGTTCATTAAATCTGTCTTCCAAGTATCAAGATTTGTAGTACCCATTTCAATGCTGTTGGCTGCGTTAGTAGCATAATCTGCACCAGTCGCACCCGCTGGAAGAACAAGGCTATTTAGGCCGTAATCTTTAGCCCATGAGCGAATCTGGTTGACATTTGCCGCTCTATCTCCACCAAGTTGTTGATTTGGGTTATTCTTAGATAGTTGAACAATGTGCTGTTTGATCTGATTTGCAATGTCTGCTGAGTTAAGATTCTGCCCATAATAGTTATGCAATGTCCAGTCAACAAGATTATTTGGATCATAAGTGTGAGTTGAGTTGGCATTGATATGTGAAGCAGATGGGTTGTTAGGATCATAATTAGCACCCATGAGTGATGGATCTACATTGTAGCCCATCTGCCCTTGAAGGGTTGATAAGTAATCTGATACACGATTATATGAATCGGCATAAGATACTGGACTTTGAAGACGATCTTTTTCTGCCGATTGCCATTGTGAACTATGCGTTTTAGCAAACGTGGTAGCAAGAAATTCTTGCTGAAATTGAAGATTTGAGTAGTGTTTATTCATCGCAGTGATGAATAGTTTTTGCAATTCTCCAGTTGGATCAGATTGAATGTAAGAAGCAGGTACACCGTACTCGCTAGTAAACTTTTGCCATGCTGGATCTGCTGGGTTAAATGCGCCGGTAGGACCTGTTACAGCAGGAAGAACTGTTGCTGGGCCAGTTGGAGCTGGCACACCTGGTGCAGACTTTTGAATTGGTTTAGCAGGTGCCTTTTTAACAGCAGTTGGCTTTGGTGTGTTAGCCATTAGAAGCCACCCCCGAATTGTTGCATTGCTTGGTTCATAGCACCCATGTATCCGGTTGCTGCTTGATAAGCTTTAGAATCTGCGCCTTGAAGAACAATGTTTGTAATAAAGTCTTTTTCAGCCAATGGATTCTTTTGGGCTGTAATATCTCGTACTGCTACATAAGGCAATCCAGTTGCTGGATCATATGTAGCCTGACGGGTAAAGTTAGGGTGAGTCTTGGCATACTCTGTAAATTGCTGATGGTATTGAGCAATCTCATCGGGAGTAGCATCACGACCCATAAGGTTTTGATAAACTTGATTTGTAATATAAGCAGTTGTTGTAATATCGGGTTGTTCAATTTCCGATGTCATTGTTGGTACGCGTGTGCTTGTGGCAACGCCTGTACCAGCTGCTGAAATTGCAGGTGTGTAAGCGCCTAGGCTAGTAGATGTTGGACCAGCAATTGTTGTGGTACCAGCAGCACTGTTTTGCATCGCATATGATGATGCAGGCACAGTGGTTGTAGTAACCTTTGGTTTTGGCGCCATTATTATCCTAACCTTGAAAATACACTGTTAATAACAGTATTTAGTTGTGGGACTTGTTGAGCAATACCCTTAATGTAAATCTGCCAGTTATCTTTTTCAGCAGTAACTGCGCCGGTACCACCACTTAAACGGGCTTGTGAAAGCGCATTATTGTGTTGGTTCCAATCGCTGTACAACTGAGCAACTAACCCTGCTTGCTCTCCATATTGCTTTGTAATCTGGTCTAAATTCTTGCTAGCAAATAATTGCTGCATATCATTAGCCGCTACTTGAGCAAGGTGGGTGCGGGTAGTAGAAGAATAGTCATCCCACCACAATGGATTCATTTTACCATATGCAGTGATATAAGCATTCCAATTAGCACGCTCTGCTGTGGTTGATTGTCCACTAGCCTTTAATTGATTCATAGCATTATCATGCGTTGTACGCTGTTGGGCAATG